CGCATACAGCTGGATCACCAGAAGCACTGTCATTGAATATGAGTGCCCCTCTCGCAGTCACTGTTGCATTTGAAAATGTTAGGTCTGCAAAATCTGTGAAAGCCGTAGTGCCTGAAGTCGTTGGATCTACACGAGTCAAAGAAGCCCCTTTTGCGGTGTAGTTTGTGCCGCTCACTTCGTTTGATGTCGTGTAAGCAGTTGTTCCCGCGCCCAAGCTTGCAGAGCTTGTATACAGCGCAAGATTAAACGTGCTGCCTCCAGAGTTTTTAAAATTATGAACTGCTTCCATCAGTTCTTGTTTAAAGCTAGTGCATAGAGCCGTCGTGATAGCCATTAGAGCCTCCTAATTATTTCAGCCATGTCGCCATGGCCTTGTCGGTTTAATTCGTTAATGAGCGTAGTTCTGTCGCTCTTAATCGCCTCTCTCATATAGTATGCAATTAACTTCAACACGGCATCTTTAAATGCTACAGCTTGCTGCGCGATAACCGGGTGAGACTCTTCGCCAACACTGACGATCCTGTCAGATAAAGTCTTAGCCCAAAAATCTACGTCGTGTCCTTTAAATTCTGTTGTTGCTACAGATACTGTTCCTATATCTGCTTTTTGTTCTTTAAAAAACGTATTCATGATCTATTGATGTCGTATCTAGACTCATCCCTTGCGCCATAGCCTTCGCCAAGCTTTTTGAGCGCAGCAACGGCTGCAATAAATCTTTGCTCGTACTGCCCTATCTCTTCTGGAATTTTAAGAAATGTCGCCGCCTCTACCAAGGTGCCATACAACAGAGCATCAGGCGCGTTAGTCGATAGCCAAGTTGTTCCGCTGTCTGAACCTGCAGTCAATGAATCGGGGCGATACTTGTAGTGAAGCTCAAACGTGTAAGTGGTATCTGGTGTTGGCCCTAAAATGAACGTCGTGTCATCGAACAAAGCGTAGTACTTTGGAGTACCAGTTGTTGCTGGATTGGGTGTGTAATCTCTGATGAAAGATACATGCTTAAAAAGCAGGTATATGTACGCACTGCTAGATATCACGGCCAAACTATACGGTGACAGAAAATCGGTAGGCGTAGATAGATATGTATTGCTGGCTGCAGCTGTTCCTGTGACATTCTTTCTAAACACAGGAAGTTCAACATTCTTGAGAATGCGTTCTTCAGCTTCTTTGATAAACGTATCTAAATCAGCAACAAACGTTGTTTCTGCAGTTTCACAGTAATCTTGAACTGTGGATTTTAGTGTAGCTAGGGTAAAGCTCATGATATCACCACCGTTACTGTACCTATTTCACCTGTCGCGGCATCTTGTGAAAACTCTGTGCCAATCACATCTCCAGTGATAGACATCATGCTGTTTGCGTCTATTGTGCGCACAACGCCAGCGCCCGCAACAACTTCAGGCGAAACATCTGGCCTAGGATGTCGCAGCGCCTCTGGATCAGCTGTGTGTCGAACAGGCTCTAGTTGAGGGTGTTTCGGTTCAAAACACTCTGGGCAAACACGAAACCCATTCCACTCTTCTCTAAGTTGAGTGTATTTATATTGAAAGCCGCATCGATCACATATGGCTATTGAGCGTTTGCCAGATGCATAAGCCATTACGCTCGCCTATAAGATCTAATGCCAGGTGCAATATTTAAAGAAGCTCTGTCTTCGTCTTGATCTGCGGCTCTCGCAAACTCTTCTTCATAGAAAGCTTTCAAGATCTGAACGCGATCTGGTGCTTTCTTCAAAGCAATGTAATAAGCGAGTCCAGCAGCAAGACAAGGGTAAAAGCGAAATGGCGTATCCACTGTGTTCACAGATGCATCAGCATCTTCAATACGCACTAGACGATTGATTAGAACCTGATCAGTAGAGTTCTCTGAAGCAGGCCATATGTATAGCCTAGGCGTCAGTTGCTTATCTAAAAACCACTGAGTTGGCCTAGCTTTGGTATCTTTGTTTGGAATGTTCCAATATTCAGATCTACCAATCTGGGTCATTTGTATATCAGTTGTTTCGCTGTTCTCTGTTCTGCGCAGGATCACATCGAGCACATCAATAGTCGTAGCAGTAAGATCGAGGAACTCATCACCGACAGACAATGTTGTGGTTGAGTTAGTGACAGTCCATTGATTCAAACCTCTGTTTGCCCAATCAGCAAACAAGAGGTTCAAAGATCTACGAGCGGTTACTGCATCATAAGAAGTGCGCAACTCAAGGCCGCATCTCTCAAATGCTTCTTCGATAAACTCAGCTACGTCTGGAGTGAAGTCGCTGCTACCAGAAGTTGTCATCAGGTATAACTCTTGATTACTTCTAGAATTACCGTGTAGGTATCTCCGCTGCTTGCACCAATTGTAGTGAACTGAACATCGCCAGTTTTGCCGCTGCCAGCGTTGTTGGGTATGCCAGAAAACGGCGTGTAATCATGCATGCCATTTGAGTCTGGAGACAATGCAATAATCAAAGTATCAGTAGTTGCGTCGTTTAAAAGCTGAACGCCCATGCCAACGCACTGCCACCATATCTTTGATATCGCCACCTCAGTGCAAGAATCGCCACCACTGTTTTTTGCAAGTGCGCTTACATCAATCTTGGTAACTGCGCTTTCGCCAGTTCCGTCACTAATGTTCGTAAACTTTAGAACAGCTTTTCGGTTGTCATCCTGAATTGTTTGCGAAGTTACTGTATCAGCCATTTTTTCTCCTAGGCAAAGAGGGCAAAAGCCCTCTTGTTATAGCCACATGTCTATTACTGATCAGCAAACGCAGGAGCAGTGGTACTCGTAACATTTCCAAAGATCTGATAATTAGTTGTGTCTATACCCATGATGGTCACATCAAACCCAGCAGGAACATTTAACTGAATGCTGCTGTTTGAGTTGCCATCAGAAAACACTGAGCTAACTTCATTACCATCTGTATCTAAGAAAGTAACTCCACCGATGTAAAAGTTGGTGTTGCCTGGAGTTATGATGAGTGCATCAGTAGCGTCAGCCGCTCCACCTGCATAAACGAATCTGAACATAGATCCAGCAACTGGCGCTGGCAATGTATAGGTATTGTCTTGTCCGCCATCTGGCACCAACAAAACTCGACCACTGTGAGTGGCGTTAGTAAGAGTGACGTTGCCATCTGAAAGGCTAACTGGAGCGCCACCATAAGTTGTGATTTCAGTTACTGCACCGCTAGTTGCGTCTTTGCTGATGGACTTAAATCCATTCTCTGATCGGACTGGACCCGAAAAAGTCGTATTAGCCATTGTTATCTCCTGTCGTGGCTAGTGTCAGGCACGGTATGCGCCTGTCAGGGATAGATTGTTTATACAGCACAAAAAGAAAAGGGGCAACAAGTGCCCCTTTCTTGCTGTTCCATGTGGAACAGTTATGCGCCTTGTGATGCGAACACTGCGCGTGGATTACTAAAGCCGAAGCTATATCGCTCGCGGGCTTTGTAGCGCACGTTACCAGTGTTGAAATCACCTTCCATAGAAGTCGCAATCGGGCTGCGCTCAAAGTGCTTGAAGCCATCTGGAACGTCAGTCAATACGAAGAACGCATCGGTGTCAGTCAAGAAGTGGTTGACTGCATAGCCTTGAGGCAGCAGACCCATATTCCTAATTGCGTTGATGTCGTTGTCCGCAGTCTCGACGCGCCCTGGTGTTTCTAGCAGACGATCAGCTACGAATTGCAGTTGAGGCGGAACAATCAGCTTGGTTCCTTGCAGAGCCAAGATCATGTTTCGATCATCCACAAAAGTAGAAATGCTGATCAGCGCATTTTCCAGCGACGTTTCGTTCAGATCTGAGAACGAAGAAGGACGATTTGAGAAGGTGCCACCACCAGCCAAG